ATCGTTAATCTTCCCACTTAAATCTTCACCGCGATAATTAAACCGCGCCTCTTTAATCAGCCCTGAAGGCTGGACAAGTCGTATAACCTTTTCTTCTGTATAGATTTGTTGCATGAGAGGTATCGTTACTTTTGCCAACTGGTTCAGGACTGATTCAAGATCATCTTGGCGGGATTTTATTCGCCTTTGTCCATATTCGTCTATGGCTATTGTACCTCGATAGGTGGTGGGTGCGCCTTGGCTGCCCCCTTGCATTAGCTCAAAAATCCCGAATCCATATTCCAAGTCATGTTTTGCTTCCGCTTCATTCTTATATAATTCATTTGGAAGCGGTATAGGCCCAGCAACGACAGGGGCCCCAAGCTCCCCATCAAATTCTATTACAGCAGTACCAGCTCTGCCCCATTCCTGCTCAATTTCTTTTTTGTTAACAGCTCCTCTAGGTATGAGAAGCTTAACATTCGTACTTGTAGAAGCATGCGCAATGATCAAGCTTCTAATTTTGTTAATATATTCTTGTAGAGGACGGTATATCCGAACATCACTTTCTGGGAAAGGATTGCGGTTATGTACATTCATCATCGGCACAATGGGGTAATCTTCAACAGGCAGTATTCTAGTGTAGAGTAGAACACTACCCACAGATACAATAACTTGCACACGATTACGCGTTATGCGGTTTGACATAATGATATCACGATCTATCAACTGTTGTTTTGGTACGATATCAACCTCAACCGTACTATTCGGTATGGCTCCCATCGACTCCATCCCAGGCTGCATTACAGGTTGCCCAGTCATTTGGTCCATAACCATATGAAAATACCCATTCCCAACTTCGGCAATAGCTATGTACTCTTCTACTTCGTTTATATCGGTGATATACGTAACGTCGCCCTGCATTGGCAGTAATTCCACCGCAGGCTCATTGCGATACTTTTGGTACTCATCGTTATTATATAAAGCTTGATACTTTGTCGTTGTATCATAGACTTTGTACACATTCTGCTTAATGCGAGTATAGCGTTCGATATACTCACGTTTCTTATGGTGAGCATTATCCTGAGTATCCAGGTCTCCCGCCATAATCTGCCCATCTAATTTTTCCAACGAAGTCCTGGGATAGCGCACATGATCTGATACTTCAGCACTTTCGATACGACTCTTATATTCAGGCCACTGTTTAAAAGCTTCCTCATCTGTCATCAAGCGTGCAATAATTATAGAAGCAGCATCCCTGCAAAAGGGATCTCTTGCATTAGGATCTATATAAACATCGAGTGGGTATATTGCCTTTAAAAGAACCTCACCATTCCCCATATCCGCATTGGGATCCTGATAAGCCTGTAAGACTCCCATCCCACCCACATAATAATCATCAATCATTCGTTTTAATTCAACCTCAGCTGCACTGATGTCAAATATCCATTGAAACAAACTTGAGAAGACATCGGCAATTTTTCGGTCACTATCTTCCCTGGCAGTAGCGCGGAACTCAGGTTTGCGTGCTGTTAACATCGCTTTAGCTGTCTCTACAGCAGGATGGATACGATTAACTACGATGGGCGTTTGCCCACGCTTTTTTAACTCATTAGCCTGATTAGATGTCCACTGAACCCCGTTTCGGAACTCCTCAGCTTCACGGAACCTGGTAGCCCAGTCGTTCCGCATATTCATATAATGTTCTAGTAATTCAAGTGATTTTAATACTTCAGGGTGGACGGTCTTGCCTTCGGGAGCTGAAGGTTCCTTATATCCAAGAACATCTTTCATCTTTCCAGACATAAGAACGGACTGTTTTTCTTTGTTGGCGCGGGTAGGCATTAACTAGTAACATATAACGCATAACTTTACACAAAAGTTCCATAAACTTGACACTTATGGGAAAAAAAATTTACAATACAGCCCAATCAAAATGTTGTAGTGGTACGTTGGCGTCAGGTTTTATCACATCATCAGCTGATTTCGTATACGGTTTATACAAATTCAACATGGCATAATACAATCCATCGAGCAAATCATCATGTTTACCCCTAGGGTACATAATAAGCTCACTGCGTAGTTCCTCCATACCTTTTCTGAGAAAGACACGCTTATTGAAGAAATATGGTTCCATTGTCTCAAGACGCACAGATTTGGCTGTGCGCGGGTTTATCTTCTTCTCAAGACCCACGATATAACGCTCCTGGTTCCGCAGATAGTCTCTGAGCATTTCCTGGTATCCCACACTCTCAATATGGGTGCGTTTGGGATTGTATCGCTTATGCTGGGTTAATATGGCTTCTGCTAAGGCCATTGGCTTGGCATGCTGTCGGTAATATGGAAGAACGTATCGGTTATTGTCTGCATCTACTGCTATTGAGACTATTGTGGAATAATCTGCAGTCTGTTTGGTAGAGGAAGCAGGATCCACACCCATAAACACATAAACAGGTACCTGCAGCGGCTCATCAAATTTTACCCCATTCTTCTCCGTAATGTTGAGTATATGATGTTCTCCGTCTCCTTCACCCAAATGACCGTCCCACCATTGGATATACTCCTCTTTGAACAACTGGTCTTCATCCCCAACAACCTGGCATTGATATTCTCGGTAGAATACTGATAGGCGGTTTATGGATTCCAGCTCAGCTTTCTTGTTATTAAGTGCTTTTACACTCCATTGCTCAGGCCACAATGCAGTTTTCCCATCATCAGAGAGTGCTTGATACTTAAAAGTCTTCCACCCCTTCATAGACGCTAATATCTCGATCATGCACGTTTCATGCTGTGGTGTACCAATGACTACTATTCTGCCCTTTTTTGCATCTAAGGACGGTTCACAACCCTGTAAGAGCCATCTGAGATTATACTCCATAGCTTCTTTGGTCTTAGTATTGTTCTCATCTTCAGGATCATCTAGAATAAACAGAGTGGGGCGCTGGTTACCATGTTTCAGTCCACGAACCTGTTGCCCTGTCCCTTTGCACACGATAATCGTGTTGTCTTTAAGGACAACACGATCCTTGGTCCATACTTTAGCAGAATGCTGTCCGTAATAACCAAAAATAGCACGCAATTCCAACGAGTAGTCCAATACGTCCTTGATAGACTGCAAAAGGTCAATAGCATGACCCTGTGTCTTACTGCACAAAACAATGAATTTGGGGCCCTCATCAAAGAAGATATGATGAACGGGGAAAACACACGCAGCTATAGAGCTCTTAGCATGACCACGAGGAGCTATGATATTTAGCTTTTGGACATCCTTGTCAAGAAAGGACGCCATCATTTTCTTATGAAACGGTGGAGACGGAACAGTAAACATGTTTGGCATGGTTACTTTGCCGAATTGAAGCATGTCTTTCGACATGCGCTCTATTATATCAGATCGTATCTTTTGTGTCGAACCACGCTTTCCCATCTACGAACCTTATCGTCCCAATCTCGGTAATAATATCCATTTTAGTCGGTCCATATGAAAAGATATCGACTCGTCCAAAATTTTGGTCCGAGTAATACGCGTGACTATGCTCATAAACACGACAGGGTGTATCTGAACTCTCACTTTTACCGCGTTTCCAGGTTGGTTTTTTCTTGTCCATGCCATAGTTTAAAAAATTCTACAGTCATTTCTGAGAACTTTTTTCTAAAGCTATGTTTGAAACGTCATCTACAGGATTTAACTCCAAAACATCCTTGATTCGCTCCAAAGAATTGACTTCTGCGTCAAATGTATCTACTTTCTCCTCTTTGGCGTCCATTTTTAGGATTTTCACAAAATTCTCAGCTGCCCGCAGCATATTAGACGCATCATTCTTCTCTTTAGCCACCTCATGAGCCGCACTGATCATATCAATTACGGTTCCCTCATCAATTCCCTTACCTGTAAAAACATTCCTAAGCTCTTTATCTATCATTTCCTTAACATACTCCTTCTTTAAAAGCATACGTGCCTTTATTTCATGGTTCTTCTTGTCTCCGAAGACCTTACCAAGCACAGTATAGTCAATACTCCCATTTAGCATCTGACTTACATACACTTTTACAAAATCCTTATACTCCTTGCGCCCTTTATACGTCTCCCAGGGCTGTTTCGGACTGGTGAGAGCATAACTCCCAGTCTCTCTTCGTGGTTCATACTCACATTTACCACTCTTATTGGCAGGGTTATACCAAAACTGCCCAAATGAGAAGACTACGTTGTCTTTCTTCTGGTATTGTCTACGGTTTGTGCACTCTCCGACCCACCCGTCGTCTGTGAGTCCCCACTGCCCTGGGTCCACGGCACGCCAATCGAAGAACTGTATGTTGTGCTTTTCGGCTTCTTCTTTTGTGTAGACTCGGTATTCCCGTTCGATGTATTCTCGTTTGTCACCTTTCCTCAGCCTCCCGTTCTTTAAATGCTTTCTTCTAATTAAATCCACTACTATACCTCCTCATAGTCCTCAGGAACCTTATAGGGCTTCTTAATCCTATCTAAATCTTTGTAGAAAGCATCATCGTTATACTCTCCATCTGAATCCACAATATCCATGGTAAAATATTGTAAAGGCGGGGCCAGCCGAGGGATGGGGGGGTCAGCTGGCTCTTCTACCGCCTTGCCCGAAAAGGGCACTCTACGAAACAAATTCTTAATAACCTTCACTATACTACCTAGTACTGACTACTATAACAGTAAAATACCTTAGTATTTTACTGTTAACTAGTGCATTATATAGTACTAAGTACATAGTACTAAGTACATAGTACTATTAGTCACTCCCCACCTTTTCAGGGAACAAATCTTATTTAATGGTATGTGCAATGATTCTTTCAATGATCGAAATAAGTGTACTAATGGTGATTGATGCTGAAACCAACCAAACAGGTACTACAAAAGGGTTACTACTAGTGCTTTTAACGTAGACTGGTTTGATATTGTTCCAATCAGGGACTGGATTACTTATATTAACTTTACGCATAGTGTAAAGTTATCAAGGATAGAAATAACGTTCCAAGAACTTTTTTAAAAAATTTACCTAGAATGCGTGTGGGTGGTATATACGCCTCCTACCCCGCCCTTGCACTTCGTGCCATGGGTCACTTTTCGTTGAAAATTGCCAGGGGCAATTTTCTTCCATTCAAAGGGCCCATTGCACTCAGTGCTCTAAGGTGCTCGCTAGCTCGCTCCATTCTTTTTGGCGGGCCCCAGTCAATGTAGGTGGACGAGCCACCGACATTAATCACTTAACTGAATAGGAGTAAACTATGTTTACAGTACAAGAACAATATCAAATCTCAGCATCAAGACAAGACAGCGATGGCGACTGGAAGACCATATCAATGGACAGCCTTAACAAAGCAGATAACGTATGCATATTCGTTGATAGGGATAATCAAGAACAGATCACCGAAGCTGGCAAACGTTTACACGCATTAAGGATGCATTGTGAACAATCTGATGAACACAGGGAATTTAAGGGTTCTATGAGAGCTATACCTGTTGAGACGAAGAATGGTGATCTGACTAAGGTACAATTAAATCGTAGAGCAGGTCTTTCGTTCTCCATTGAAGATTTAATCGGTAAAGCAGTAGACGCATCATCGATCTAATTGAATTGGTTCTAAATAAGGGTTCTGAAAAGAACTCTTATTTGGGATCTTGCGTACTCACCTATTATAGGCTGTAAAGCTCTATAATTAGTAACACTATAGCAAATGTTACACACATGAATTATCGTAGTCTGATAAGCCAGGTCAACTCAGTTGACGGTGAAACAGCAGAGGTGTTGCGATAGCACCTTGAGACAAACATATGCAATGGCGAGTTACCTCTTTCTCGGAGGTTGTCATTGCACTTACCTA